CTTTCCCCACAACGCGACATAGCGCCAGTCCTGGGCGTACCGACCCGAGAAGGTCAGCGCCAGTGCGTCTTCAGTGGCCCACACCGATTGCTCGGTCGGATCTGCTGCCTGCGTGATGGCTGGCGTTGAAGGCTGGAACTGGATGCGCTCACCGTGGGCAAGGAAGGCCTCCACATCAAAGCCCTCAGCAATGGCGTCGGCTGCGTCCCAGCCATCCGCACTTCCTTGGGGGTCTTGCGCCGTAGGATTGGACGGCGGCATCAACACCGCGCAGTGCTGGGCTCCTGCTGCCATGACCGCCTCGGCGGCATTCATGGCGTACTCCCAGCCGGGTTTGTCGCGGTCGGGCCAAATCAGGACATGCTTACCCTGAACGGGCGACCAGTCGGTCTTGTCGATGGGCGCGTTGGCACCATGCATCGCAGTGGTCGCGCAATGGCCAGCGTCGATCAATGCCTGGGCGCATTTTTCGCCCTCGACCAGAATCACCCGGTCGGCATGAAAAATGCCAGGTTGGTTGAACAACGGCCTCGGATCGGGCGGCGCCATCTTGCGGCGCTTGGCATCCCAAGGTCGGAATTCCTTATAGCCAGGGCTGGGCTCATAGCGATACACGCAGGCAATCAGACTGCCGTCGGCGGCCAGGTAGTCCCACTTGGCGGTGGCTGGCCCCAGTTCATCCACCGGCGCGCTTGCCTTGCGTTTGGCGGGAGGCACGACGGGGGCACGGCCGAGCAGCTCCCAGGCGAAACCCAGGACGGCCGCGAAATCACGATGCGTGTCCCAATGGCGGTGCGCAGCGATAAGCGCAAAGACATCGCCACCATTACCCGTGGCGCGGTCGATCCACAGGCCCGCCCGTTCGCCGTCCAGTTCAATTTCCAGGCTGCGGCCCGGACTGCCCAGCACATCACCGACGACGAATTTGCCGTGTGTCACCTTGCCAGCAGGGAACAGGGCAAACAGTACCCCCTCCAGTCGCGCCAGCAAGGCCGAACGCAGCTCATCACGTTCGGCATTCCCGTTGGGTGATGGAACAGCAGGGTCGTGGTCATTGAAATCAAGCATGGGCACCTCCTTCGTCGGTGTCTGCCGGATTCAAGTAGCCCGCCTTGATAGCGATCTCGCGCATGAATTCAGGTGACAAATCGACGAGGTCGCACCAAAGTTCCAAACGCCCGTCCTGGAAAAATCGCCGGGCCTCGGCACGCTGATGCTTCGAGGGTGAGCACAGGTCCACGAACGCCTGTTTGATCACGGCCACGACCAGTCGCGATTCCGGGCACACGACAGCCACATGACGCAGCAGCAGACGCTCCAGCAGGGATGCGCCGATCAGGGGCTTCTGGCGACGGGCGGTCACCGCCAATGCCTCGCTCACGGGTTGAGGAAGACGAGCATTCATGACCGCACCCCCGATGCGCTCACACCCTGCTCGCGCCAACACCGACGTGCCCAGGCGCAGTACTTACACTCGTAGAAGCTCGGCTCAGACGCCACCCGCGGCAGCAATTCACCGGCCTCGGTCGCCTGGATCACCTTGACGGCGCGATCCGACATGCGCTGCGCCAGCGCTGCATCAAACGGCACCAGTTCCAGCCAGAGCTCCTGGGTGTCCTTGTTGATGGCGGTGAACAGCGCAGGCTGGGAGACGATGCCAGGAATACTCGGCTCCATGTACGCCTGATAGATCGCCATTTGCGCGGCGTAGATCGGCTTGGTTACGGTCACGCCCTTTTTGGCGGTATCGCGCCAGTTCTTGTCGTTCATGGTCTTGCACTCCCATAGCATGGGGAACGACAAGCCGAGTTCGACAGGGGCGCCAGCGATCACGCCATCGACATGCCCCTGGATGCGGCCACCCGCGACGGAGAAGCCAAATTGCTCGCCATCCTGCTTGCGGGTGTAGAGGTCGAAACCAGCCAGGCGCAGCCAGCGAATGGCCAGGTCCTCCATGATGTGGCCGACCTCAAAGATCCGCAGCGTGCGACCGGGCAACTCAGCACCGTCGTCCACCGGCGCATCGACGTACTCGTATTGCAGGGCGCGCTCGCAGGGCACACCGAGGCGTGAGGCGCCCAGATAGCGCCGGTGTGCCTGCTGGCTGCGCTCGGCTTGCAGGGCAGCATCCAGCAGTGTTGACACCTGTTCGTGAAATTTGGGTTGATGGTTCAGGTCGATCATCAAAATGGAATCCTGTGGTGGTCGCCACCCGTGCCGGCAGTGGCCTTGCGGCTGGCGAGTTGTTCAAAGAAAGTACGGTCACGCTCGACCATGCGTTCGTGCTCGGCCAACATGTGGGCCTGATAGGCGTCGACCACGACCTCCACCAGGCGCAGGACTTCGTCCTTGCCGTAATCGGCCAAGGGGCGATCCATGCCGATGGAAGCGACGTACTCGCCCAAGGGGCCGAGTGCGGATTGCATAGCGGCGAGCTCCATATCACTGGGATCAATCACGGCGTCCTCCTGAAACTGGGTCAGGCGCTTCATCAGTCGGCAGAAGGCGTTCTGACACCGCATGGAGCAGAACACCCACCGGTCGTTGTAGCGACGGGGGTCGGAGCGCCGCAAGCGCGGGTTGAAATACCCCAGGCCTTTGGCTTGGCGGGAGCACACGGCACATCTCACGCTACCTCCCGAAACTCGGCCATCACCGCATCGTTGGCCGCCGTCACCAGACGCTGAATGGCCGTCTTGTTGAACTGAAAGGTCAGCAGCGCCGAAGCCTGATAGCGGGTCAGGCTGAAATCCGCCCGCAACGGTGCAGGCAGGTAGCGCAGTTGCCCGGGTGTGGGTGACTCCTGCAGCCAGCGACGGGTCTTGTGGGCGGCATCGTCGACTTCCTGATCGTTGAGCCAGTCATTGGCCTGGGCCAGGCACACCGTGCGCTCGCCGGCGCCTAGCAAGCGGGCTGGGAGTTTTTCAGCGCCGCCGACTGCGTACCAACGTCCGCTCAGGAAGAACACTCCCGCCCAAGCCTTGAAGCCCGTGGCCAGCAACGCGCAGTCATCGCCAAAGAGGTCGCACCAGGCAAAGTTGGAGCGCTTGAGCAAATCGATTTCGGTCATCACAAAATCGCTGATCTGGTGACGCGTCTCTTCGATCTCCTTGGCAAAGCTGTGGCCACAGAGCGGACACTCGCGACTGGCCATCGGCACTTCGGCATCACACTGAGGACAGCGCTTGGTCGGCGCCTCGCCGTCACCAGCGAAACCGTCCAGATCGACTTCCTGCTCCAGACTGCCATGGCGCAGGGAGGCGGTGCCAAAGTCCAGCACCACGCAATCCGTCTTGATCACGCCCGGGTGTTCAGTGGGGTCGACCACGCGCAGGCCGCGCCCGACCATCTGGATCAGGGTCGATTTGTATGAACTGGGCCGCAGCAGCACGATGCAGGAGGTCGGGGTGTGGTCGTACCCTTCCGTGAGCACGGCCACATTCACCAGCACCATGACATCGCCGGTCTCATATGAGGCCAGGGTGAACTGCCGCTCAGCTGGTGTCATCTCGCCATGAACCACAGCGGCCCGAACCCCCGCCGCTTTGAAGGCCTGGCAGACGGCATGGGCATGATCCACGGTGGCTGCGAATGCAATGGTCTTGCGTCGGGCGGCATGCGCCTGCCAGTGCTGCACCACCGCTGCGTTGACCGGCGTGGTGTTCATGATCGATGCCACGGCATTCATGTCGTAGTCATCGGTCAGTTTGCGAACGCCGTCGAGTGCGTCACGCGTTCCGACATCGACCACGAAGGTGCGTGGTGGCACCAAATGCCCAGAGCGGATCAGCTCGCCCAACCTGATCTGGTCTGCGACATTGGAGAACACCTCACGCAGGCCCTTGCCATCCCCGCGATTGGGCGTAGCAGTCACGCCGTAAATCAGCGCATGCGGGTTCTTGGCCAGGACCGAGTCGATGACCTGCCGGTAGGTGGGGGCTGCGCAGTGGTGAGCCTCGTCGATCACCAGCATGTCCAGCGTGGGCATTTGCTCCAGGTTGCGTGCCAAGGTTTGCACCATGGCGAAGGTGGCCTGACCCGACCACGATTTCTGGTGGGCATCGAAGACCGAGGTGCTGACGTGCGGATTGACGCGGCCAAACTTCGCCAGGTTTTGCGCGGTCAATTCGTCGCGGTGCGCCAAGATGCAGGCCTTGGCGTCCGGATGTTGAAGAAACTCCCCGGCGGTGCCGGACAGGCAGATCGTCTTGCCAGCCCCAGTCGGCGCCACACCGAGGGTGTTGCCATGGGCTTTCAGGGCCGTGACGCAGCGGGTGACGAATTCCCGCTGCCGAGGACGCAGCATCATGGGTAGTCCTCCTTATTGCGCCCAGGCAGGACGAGTGGGAACGGCTGGCGCCGATGTCATAGGGGGCGTACCGGCGGGAGCCGAAGGCGCTTGGCTTGGGGTGCGCATCGGCTGCCCCATCAGAAC